CCACGGCGACTACGCTGACCTCCCGCAATGTCGATTTCGTGACGTGGTAGAACGGCGCTTCGTGTTCCGTTCCGTTCACCTTCCGCTTGCCTTCCTGCACAAGCTCGGCGGCTTCGACCTCCGCTCCTATCGAGAGCTGCCAGTCCGCGCCCGCCTTGCCCTGGGCGACTATCGCCTCGGCGAGTTCGCCTCCGGCGACGATTTCGCCAGAGATTACGAGGTGGCCGCCCTCGGCCTTGGCGCTGACCACGCCCACCCGCCCAAGCGTGTGGTTCTCGTGGTTCGCGAGAAGCGGCACGGATTCCGGGACGGTCATGCCGGAGAGGTCTACGACCACCGGCTTCGACCACCCGAAGAGCCGCATCTTCCCGCCCGAGTAGGCAAGCCCCGCCACCTTGTGCTTTCCGTCTCCGCCGTCTTTCGCGGCGGTTATTTCGAGATATTCACTCGTCTTTCCCATCTTCTTCTCCTTCGTTTTCGTCTTGAGATTCGTTCTTTTCTGGAACATCGTCTATGCCGAGTTCCTTCATGAGCGTCCTTTCCTTGGCTATCTGCCGAAGCTCAGTCTCCCAGTCCTTGCCTTGGCGGGCGTATTCCGCCGCCAAAGTCGTGGTCTTGTTGAGAAGCCGCTTCTCCTGCGCGTTCGCCTCCTTCGCGGGGTCCACGTGTTCCTGTCCGTCCCAGAACCACACGTGGCGGCAGTCGCAGGCGTCAATCTGCGTCGCGGTCGCAAGCGACCACTCGCGCATCCACGCCTCGAACACCCGGTCGAGTATCTCCGCCTCCATGAACGCCCGGTCCACCTTGAGCGATTTGTAGTACGTCTGGTGGTCGAGGCGTCCCGAAGCGTAGTTGTAGCCCGACGAGTTCCCCGCAGCGATGTTGTAGGGCATCGAAAGACACCTTGCGATCTCGTTGAGGATCTCGTGCTTGAACTCGCCGTATGTCGTGACGGGCTGCTTCGGATCGACCTGGGACATCTTCCAGCCGCCCGGCATCGTGAGGAGCATGTTCCGCTCAAGCTGAATCGTGTCCATCGCCTCGACCGAGTCCGCCTCGCCGTTCGCGGGGGCGTCCGTGTAGAGGATTCCCGCGAAGTCGGCAGCCGCCTCCGCAGCGGATACCACAGCCAGCGTGAACCGGCGAAGGTGTGCAAAGAGCGGCAGCGCAGCGGTTATCTCCGGGATGCCGCGATGCTGCTCCGGCCTGTCCTGGCGGAACACATGGATCATGTTCTCCGCCCCGACGGTCATGAACTCCGTGTTGAAGCTCTCCGTCCCGCCCGGATGGAACTTCAATACCCTGTACGAGACGGGGTTTCCGAAAGAGTCGAACGTGATGCCGTCGACCCGCCTCTCGTCGCTGGTCAATTCGTCATCCGTAACCCGGTCGGCTTCGATGAGCTGAAGGTCGAGCCTCACGTTCGTTTTAAGTTTTGGATTCTGCGCAAGGATGATGAACGCCTCCCCGTCCTGGCACCGCGCCATCCGTATGGTGCGGAGCTTCGCGGGAAGCCTCGTCCTCTTCGCCCAGACCTGAAAATCATGCTCTATGCGCTTGTTAACATCCTCGTCTACGAGGAGCATCTGAAGCCTCGGACCCGTGCCGACGGTATCGTCTGCCAGCGTCTTCACGATGCCCCGCGCATACGAATTGTTCTGCACCTCGTATCTCGCCCGCGTGCGGAGTATCTTGCGGACGTTCGAGTCCGCCTCCGCGTCGGCGGACAGGAAATCCGCCGCGCCCCAGTGCTTCGCGTTGTCCTTCGTAGTCTGCGCCGCGTCGAACCGCGCGCGCATCCAGCTCACGAACCGCCCGCCGATGCTCTTCCTGGACGGTGCGTCTTTCTTCTTGGACGGCCACAGTTTCACAGCGCACCTCCCCCCGCCGCCATCTTCGTGATGCGGATCGGCAGCCTTTTGCCCCTGAGGGCGTCCTTCGATGCGTAGTAGTTGAGGAGTTTTATCAAGTCGGCCGCAGAGTGGTTCTCCACGACCTGCCCGTCAACCTCCACTTTCTTTGGCGAGAGGAGGAGATTCTCCATTATCTCCTCGATCTTTGACTGATCCATAGTCCTGAAACTCCTTTCCTGCTTCCACGGCGGCAATCCTCTCGCCGACCCAGCGCATTACGTTGACGCACATCGAGTTCCCGCACACCCTGTGGCGGAATCCGTCCGGCGCGTGAGGCTTTCCTTTCCACGGGATGTCAGTCCAGCCGTCGGGAAATCCCATGAGCCGTTCGCTCTCGACTGGCAGAAGACGCCGCAATTGCGTCGGTGTGCAGACCGCGTTGACGTGGCTTGAGCGGAGCGTGTACATCGCCGCCCCCGCCTCGTCGTAGCACTTCGTCTTAAGGCACTTAGTGCGCCCCTCGATGTTCATCATGTCTATCGGGAAGCACTCCGCTTCAGGACGCGCTCCAGCGCCGGCGGAAGCGAATACCCCAGCCTTTCGGCGCGGGCAAGCATCGCCTCCGCATAGTTCGCCGCCAAGCAGCACCTCTGCGGCGCGGGTCCAGTCTCCACGATGTCCGACAAGGATGACACGACGCCTTCGCTGCGGCACCGCCCCCGGAAATGAGGGAACTCTGGTATATCTCGCGTCCAGCACTCGCCACGAAACGCCGAAGCGTCCGGGGGCGTTGGTGACGATCCCCGAGTTCCCCCATCCGCCGTCGGGGATTTGCACATCCCATCCGGCGAACTCGGATAGGATGCGGGCGAAGTCCCGGCCGCCTCCAATAGTAAGCACGGCTGGAACATTCTCCCAGACCACCCAGCGGCAGCGCGTCCTTTCAGCCAGCCGCGCAAACTCAAGCGCGAGGCTGCCTCGCGGGTCGGCGATGCCGCCCTTGCTTCCGCCGCTCGAAAACGACTGGCATGGGGAGCCTCCGACAAGGAGGTCGATTCTGTTTCCATAGTCGCTCTCCTTGATCTTCGTGAAGTCGCCGAGGTTAGGAACCCTCGGCAGACGTTGTTTCAACACTTCCGATGCGAACTCGTCGATTTCAGAGACAAACTCGCAATGCCAGCCGAGGGGCCGCCATGCAACCGAAGCGGCCTCAATCCCGCTACACACGCTTCCGTATCGCATGGCGGCTCCCTCCTTCCCGTTATCTTATACGGAAACTATGAGCAGCGTCGGCACGATTTTTCTAAAAACTTTTCACGCGCCGAAGTTCCGACAGTTTCACCTTGGGTTTCGCGGAGGTTCGCGACTTTCCGTCCGTCATCGTCCCGGCAAGGACACAGCCGGACATTGACGCAGCGACCGCAGCCCCTACGATACAGTCCCACCAGTGGTTGTCGTGCGCGTCCGGGCGCATCTTCCACTCGTCCACGCGACGTCCGCGCCCCTCCGTCTTGACCCTGTACTCCGCCGTCAGGTGTTCGGCGAAGAGCAGGTGGTCTTCGGCGGAGCGTCCCCACAAGGTTATCGCCCCACGGTCGCCCGTCGCAGTGAGAAGCCTCGTCGCCACAAACGACTTCCAAAAGTTGGTGTCGTACACGACGTGCCTTACCGCCCGCTTCCCGCGCACGTTCGGCATCCGCCAGTTCATGCCGACGCGGTCGCCGACCGCCTTCTTGTACTCGCCCATAGGCTTTGACGATGCACCGATGTAGCGACCGTGCGACGGCGTGAGTACACTTGCGTATTCCGACTCGCGACAGAACTGGTACACGGTGTCCGTGGACTGTCCCCAGTTCGCATCAACGAGACAACGCTCAATCCGCATCGCCGCGCCGTCGTCCCGGAAATACTCGCGTCCGAGGATCTCCCCGGTCAGCTTCTTGAGGCCTTCGGAAAGACATCCTTCGAGGCCGCTTCTCGGAAACTTCATCTGCAAGGTGATGTTCGCGTCCGAGAGCGTGAAGAAGCGGCGGTTCTGGTCGGGCCACTCGCCGTAGTCTATGACGCGCCCCGTGAAGTCGTCGTCCCACGCGGCGATGACGTAAAAGAGCATCGTCTTCTGTACGTCGATGAACGCCGTTAGGTGCGTCGCCGAGACGGGAACTCCGCGCCGCGAATGTCCGTTGACGCGCGAGGACACGCCGTCCAGCGTCAGCTGCTCCTCCGTTCCCAAGTCCTCCGCAAGCGGCTCGTTCTGGTATTCCGCCCAGAACGCGGCCTCGTCGGTGAGCTTCAGGTCCATCGCGTGCTGGACGGCGGATATCTCGTCGTGGTTGAACCTTGCCTTCCACGCGACAACTGCGCCCTCGTCCATCTCGTCCCTGTGCTGGCGGTAGAACTCTGTAGCCTTTATGAACGTACCTTTCTCGCGCAGTTCGTCGGCACGGAGGTCGGCGTACTTGTTCCAAAGCTCCTCGTTCTTGGGGAACTTGTACATCATGCGGCAGCGCTCTCCGTTCCATTCGGGATGCTTCGAGCGGTCGAGCATCTGCTCGGCCATGTCTCCGGGACGGATTACGGTGCAGGGCATGACGCCCGCGATCTTCCTGCCCGGACCCGCAAGGCCGAGCACGTCGCCAGCAAGCACACGGACACGCTTCCTCGTCTGTTCGGCGGAGGCGGCGGACTCGCTCGTCTGCGGATCGTCCACGATGACGAACTCGGGGCGGATGGTGCGCCCGTCGGGACGCTTGAACTTCATGCCGCGAATGCGCCCCGTGATGCCGGCGACGCGGACAATCGCTCCGCTGGAAGCCGCACCCGCTATCGTGGGGAGGACTATTTCGCTTGCCGTCCAGCCGATGCGCGTCCTCTCGCCCTTGTAGAGCTGGCCCGCGCAGCGGTTTGCGATCCCCTCAAGTCGGGCTATCGGATACACCATCTCCGGGAAGTCCTCGGCGAGGTGTTCGTTCACCTCAAGTTCGGTCTTGATGGAGTCGAGCATCTCCAGCGCCGCTCCCTCGCTCGCGCCGATGATGACGATGAACTCGCGGTGTCCATAGGCCATCGCCCATATAGCGGCGGTCTCGGTAAGGCTCGACTTGCCGCTGCCGCGAGCCATAGCGAGCGCGAAGAGCCCGCCTTCGAGAACGGCCTTCTGAAGCTTCTCTATCGCCCGCAGATGATCGTCCGACCATTCGAGGTTGTACACTTCCGGGAAGTAGGTCTCGCAGAACTTCCTGAAGTCGAAGCGGCACGCCTCCTTCCTTTCCGGATCGACCACGGCGGGAAGTTCGCCGATGTCGCGCCCGGCGAGGGACAGTTCCGCCTGCCTTTGCGCCGCCGACTCGCGGTGCGCGTCGTAGCCTCCGGGAGTCGATGCCGGTGTGTTCGCCCGCTTGTCAATGAGCCACGCCGCGTAGCGGTAGAAGCTTAGGCTTCGGCTGTCCTCAGTGGACGCGATGCGATAGCCCGCTTCGGCGAAGTGGCGGTACACCATCGCGGCGGAGATGACCGTCCCAAGCTCCGTTGAGTTGAGGAAGCGCACCATCTCCACGGGCTTCATCTTCTTAACGTTGACCGTCATCGCCCATCTCCTTTGCTATCCACGCGATGTACTTCAGGATGTTGATCGTCCCGTCCGCGTTGACGGGCGCGCCAGAGGCGATGTCAGCCTCAAGCCTCTCCAGCGTAAGGGTCCTCGACCCCGACCGCCGCATGGCGGTCACGAAGTTCTCCTTCGATACGTGTTCGCGGTTCTGTTCGGGCATTTTGCGCCTCCTCATGAAGATTGTTGAAATAGTTTCAGATACCCCGTTGACTTGTGACGGAATAAGAGCGAATATGTGCGCCGTCCGCCCGTGGTGGGCAGGGCGCATACAAAAGAAAGGACAGATGCATGAGCAAGTCGGCAATCCGCGCGGGCGACCGCGCGTTCGTGAAGGTGGGACGCAACCTCGTCGAGGTTCGCGTAGATGGAAAGGTGGAGGGGGGATGGAGCGTCACCTCCCGCACGGGAAAGTCCATGACAGTCAGGACGCTCCTCACCGCCGAGGGCGAAACCCTCGAAGCGCACGAGGCGGAGACACCCGCCAAGGCTACGAAGCCCACTCCCGCAAGGGACGCTGCCAAGGCAAAGCCCGCCGCCCCCTCGCCGAAGGCCGTCCCCCACAAGGGACTCGGGCTTCTCAGCGCGGCGGCGGCGGTGCTGGAGCGGTCGGACGCCCCCATGTCGGTCAAGGCCATGATCGAGGCGGCGAAGTCGGAGGGACTCTGGTCGCCCGGAGGCGGCAAGACCCCCGAACAGACGCTCTACTCCGCAATCATCCGCGAGATACGCGACAAGGGGAACGCCTCCCGATTTCGCAAGGAAGGACGCGGTCTCTTCGCGTTCGCGCAGTAGCCTCACGCCTCGTACCCGAAAAGTCCGCGTCGGCACATCTCTGCGTACACGGGCTTGTCGAGTCCGAGGCTCTCTATCACGTGGCTCGCGGGTTCCGACTCCGTGTACGCCTCGACGATGCGGTTCTCGCCGTCCAAGAGCGTCACGCGGATGTCGCGGCGGCCGATGCAGCAGGAAATCATGCACTGCATGGACGGAAGCCCGTACCGCTTCATCGCCTCCAGCGCCTTGTGCCGGGCGTAGACGTTGAGCGTCACGTCGGCCTTCGTCGGGTCTTTGCCCCAGGGACAGCCCCCGCCGATCCTTGAGTTCCCGCCGTAGAAGTCCACGACGAGCTTCCTGCCTGTCGTGCCGCAGTCGGCAACGGAACCGTGTGCTACGTAGCGTCCGGTGCCGTTCACGACAATGGCGCACTCTTCGCCCACTATCGACTTCGCAGTCTCGATGACGGACGCCTCGTCGTCGCCGGGGGCAAGAGGGATCGCGATGACACACTCCACGGGCTTGCCGTCCTCAAGCGTCACCTGCGTCTTCACGTCCAGCCCGCCGCTAACTCCGGCAATCGCCTGTCCGAGCCTGCGGGCAAGCCAGTAGTCCTTGGGCATGTAGCCATACTTCGGCTCGTCCACGGCGTAGCCGAACACCAAGCCCTGGTCGCCCCATGAATCGCGGTCGACTCCCTGCGAGATGTCCTGCGACTGGCGGGAGATGTGCGTTTCAACCTCGACCTCCTCGGAGCATATCGTGTTCGAGTCGCCGAAGCGCTCCTGGTACTCGTCGTTGTAGCCGATCTTGTCGATGGCCTCACGCGCGAAATCGGCGATGTCCTCTTCGCCGTAGGGGGCGTTCGAGGTGATTTCGCCGGAAATCGTGCAGTAGCGTTCCTTGAGCTGCACCTCCAGCGCGACCCTTGAGCGGCGGTCGGCCTCAAGGTACTTGTCAAGGATGTACGACGCGATGAAGTCGCACGTCCTGTCGGGATGCCCGACGGTGCAGTATTCCGATGTCTGGATTTTAGTTGGTTTCATGGATGGTTTTCTCCTTGTGGTTTCGCCCCTGGGCGGGACAGATTGACAGATCTCCCGATAGTAGTTTGCAGGATCGTGTGCGAGAGTACACAGGATCCATGTCGTCATGACGTGACGATATATCTTCCTCTGCGGAATCTTCGGCGAATACGGCGTTATATGGCGGAATATCGGCGTTTATCGCCGTTTATCCCGCCTGTCGCCGTGTGTTTCCATACTGGTTTACAGACTCTTGGCGACTATAGTTCACACGTATACACGCACTATACACGCCACGGAAACACACAATTCAACTGTAGACGGTTTCGCAGATGTCCACGATGTGGCGGCACAGCTCATCGGGCAGTTTCGCACGGACGGCCTTGCCTTTCAGCCCCTGCGTCCCCGTCCTCGAACCGCGAGGGGCGGCGTCGTGGCACGGTGCGCCCCGCTTGCAGGGCGGACGGAACTGCGGGTCGGGGTGGTTCGAGAAGATGTCCGTCGGCTTCTGCCGCCTCTCACCGTACTGGCAGTACGTCACCGTGTGGCGGCGACCACCCGTATCTTCCATCAGCTTCAGGATGAACGGCATCTTACGAAGCATCCCCACCGGGTTCTCGATGAACCACACCTTCGGCTTCAGTTCGCGGATGAGGTCGCAGACGTGAGCGTTGACTGCGTCGCACCTCGCCGCATACTCCGTCTTCGGTGTTGTGCCGTCCCGGTGCCGCGAGATGCACATGACCGAATACGTCGTGCAGTCGGGACTCGCCCAGATTACATCGGGACGTCCAAGCCGTGCGACGATTTCGTCGGCGGTCAGCATCCCGATGTCGGCGTTCCAGTCGGATTCAAGCGCCTCGCTCCAGTCCACGGTGAGCGTCCTGTGTCCGCGCTCCCTGAACGCGGCGGACAGGACGCCCGTCCCGGAGAAGAGCTCAAGCACCCTCATGTGTGCTTTCTCCCGCTTCTGGTGCCGATGACGTGTCAGATGACGTATCAAGATTTGACGGTGTGCCGTCAAGTTTCGGCGTCAGCTGCTCCCAGTCGCACCCCTCGCCATGCACGAACTCCGCCCACCGCTTCCTGATGACATCGCAGTACTTCGGGTCGAGTTCGACGCATCTGCACACGCGCCCCGACCTCTCGCAGGCAATCAGCGTCGATCCGCTGCCGCAGAACGTGTCGAGGACGATGCCGCCGCGCTTCGAGGAGTTGCCGATGAGGTAGACGAGCATTTCGACGGGCTTCATCGTCGGATGGAGGTCGTTCTTCTTCGGCTTGTTGAACTCCATGACCGTCGTCTGCTTGCAGTCCGAGTACCAATCGTGCGCACCGCCGTCGCGCCAACCATAGAGGCAGGGTTCGTGAATCCACTTGTAGTCCTGCCGTCCGAGGACGAGCGAGTTCTTCTTCCACACGAGGCACTGGCGGACTTTCAATCCCACATCATAGCACGCTCCACGGAAGTTGTAGCCCTCCGAATCGGCGTGGAAGATGTAGAACGACGCTCCCGGCTTCATGCGCTTCTCCGCGCATCCGAAGGCGGCGCGAAGGAACTCGCGGAACTTCGTGTCCTCCATCGAGTCGTTCTGGATAGACTGTCCGTCCGAACCGTGGTAGTCCACGTTGTAAGGCGGGTCTGTGAGCCAGAGGTCTGCCTCGCCGTCGCCGCACACTTTCGCGACATCGTTTGGCTGCGTCGAGTCGCCGCAGACGAGGAGGTGCTTGCCGAGGACGTACACCTCGCCGGGAGTGGAGACGGGAATCTCCGGCGTCTCGGGCACGGAATCCGGCTCCGTCTCGCCGTGCGTCCCAGCTTCGCCGCCGAGGAGGTCATCCAGCTCGTCGTCTCCGAACGCGAGTAGCGAAAGGTCGAAACCAGCCTCCTGCAGGGCGGAGAGTTCAACCTTCAGCTTGTCCTCGTCCCACTCGGCGATTTCCGCGATCTTGTTGTCCGCGATGCGGAGAGCCTGCTCCTGCTCCGGCGTGAGATCTGTCGCTATGATGCAGGGCATCGTCTCCCAGCCGAGCTTCTTGACGGCGAGGAGGCGCGTGTGTCCCTCGATTATGACCTTGTCCTTGTTCAGCACCGCCGGGTTTCTGAAGCCGAACTGCTCGATGATTTTCGCGAGCTGTTCGACCGCGCCCTCGTTGACGCGGGGGTTGTTTTCGTAGGGAACTATCTCCGACACGGGGACGTTCACCACCTTGATTTTATTCGTTTCCATCTGTATTCTCCTCTGTGAGTTTCCTGTCGTAGTTCTGGATTCGCTGGCATATCCAGCGGGCGCAGTTGACCGCCCAGCCGTTTCCGAGAGCCTTGTAGCGTGGCGTATCCGGGCAGTCTTCCGCCGGCTTGCCGCGATGAGGAATCTTCGTGTAGCCGTCGGGCAGTCCCTGGAGCCTTTCGCATTCAAGCGGTGTGAGGCGGCGGACGATGTAATCGACAGCGACCGCCGGGAGGTTGTCACCCATGTCCGAGCGGAGCGTTGATGTCACCTCGTCCGAGAAACGATGAGACGCTCCCTCGCGCCTGGCTATCCCAGGCTCGAACGAGACGGCACCCGGACCCTTTGCGACCACCGTCGGCGCACACTCCTCCTCGACCTTGAATCCGAACTGCGCGTTCTTGCCTTGGTTGAACGAGGCGCGGTCGAGTCCGATCGCGACGCCGCACTTGTGGTTTTTCGCAAGCGGCGAACTCACCTCCGGCTTTGGGCTGTCCTCGTGCGTCCCCGCCTCGGCGTTGAAGCCGATTGCGACGGCGTGCGGGTCTGTGCCGTGGAGTGCGAGGATCGTCGGCGAGACGCCGGACGTGTCAGCCCGTCCGCTCGACTTCCCTGCCTCCATATCGAATACGCCGATGCACTCGGTCGCCACCGCCACCTTGTTTCCGCTCTCGCCCTGCGTCTTGACGAGCGTCGGCGAGACTTCCTCTTCCGCGCCTAGCCCCTGTGCCTTCGCGGAGTTGCCGGGCAGGAACGCCACGACCGCCGTGCCGCCCTGGTGCTTCACGGGGGCTGAATCCACAGTCGTTAGCGTCGGCGCGCACTCGACCTCGCGGCATCCCGAGTGCGGATTCTTCGACTTCATCGCGTTCGACCCCATCGAGTCGATGGCGTAGGCGACCGCATGCTGGTCGCGGGCAGTCAAGGTGTAGGACGCGCCTTTCTCCGAGACGCCGAGTCCAGCCCCGCCCTTGCGGACGGGCTTGTCGGCGTTCGTCGGCTTGTTCTTGTCCATGTCGATGGCAACTACGCCTCCAGTCGGCACGACCACGAGCGGATTGTTGTTCGCCGCCTGCGCGTTGTGCGTAGCACCCATAGTCGGGGCGACGTCAACTTGCTGGGTTCTCGCGTCCGTCTGGTGGTTCTCGAAGCACACCGCGTTGTGGAAGCCGGGCGATGTTCCGTTCACCAGAGCGCCACTCACCTCGCGGCTTGCCGACTTCACCCCGCCAGGCTCGTATGGATCGAAGCCGGACGGCTGCATTACGAACACCCCCGACTTGTCGGCCTGCCCCGTGAGGCGTTTCGTCAGGTCGGTGGCGTTCAGGGTCGGCATCACGTTGCCGCCGTTTGCGTTCGTTGGAACCGGGCGATCTGCGCCTTGAGTGCCGCCGCCAATCTCGCGGGTAAATCCTTGCCCCGTGACGCGGCGCGGCGGAGTATCCCCGCGCACGCCTTGAGGCTCAAACAGTATTTCCGCAGGTGCTCGCCAACCGTCTCCAGTATGTCCGACAGTCCGCATACCGACGATCCAAACCCTGCGTCTCCGCTGGGGAACCGCACGGGGTAGCCCGTCCACTCGCACATACTGAGCGTCCAGCACTCTCCATGCGATAGAATACCCGCAGTCGGCCATCGCCATGATGACGTGGGCGAAATCCCGTCCCTGGTTTGAGGTAAGCATGCCGGGGACATTCTCGAAGAGGAAGTAGCGAGGTTCGAGTTCACGAAGAAGTCTCGTAAACTCGAAGACAAGGCTTGACCTTGTCCCGCTGCCCTCGGCCATTCCCCTGCGGAGCCCCGCAATCGAGCAGTCCTGGCACGGCGTCCCCCCGGCGAGGCATCCGAGACGCCCGGCAAGTTCAATGACATCTGTTCCATTCGTTATCCTCCATTTCTCGTCTCCGATCTTCTCGGCTGTGATTTTCGTCATGTCCCCTAGGTTGGGGACGTCGGGGTAGCGGTGCGCCAGAAGCGAACACGGGAACGGCTCGATCTCGCTGAAGAACACCGGCTTCCACCCGCCCAGCGGCGCAACCGCCGCGCTCATGCACTCTATCCCGCTGCACACCGTCGCGTATGTCAGTTCTGCCATGATTTCTCCTTTCGCTTTTCCATGTACTGCCGAGCCGCTATCTTGCCCTCAAGAATCCCCATCCTCGGCTTGCGCCTGCGGCGAGGCCAGGGGATGTCCTTGTACGTTCCGCCGCGCTGAATCCAGTCGACGACGGTGAACTTGAGTCCGAGCATCTTCGCTATCCTGTACGGGGCGAAGCCGTCCCAGAGCAGTTCCTTTATTTCGGCGGCGAGTTCATCGCTGATCGTGCGCCGCGTCGGATGCGGGTGCCTCGCGTTCAGGACGATCTGCGCACCCGTAATAAGCCCAGTCCTGTAGGCGTGCCGGACGTTTTCAAGGTGCGTCACCCATTCGAGGTTGGCGTAGTGGTTGTTCAGCTTGTTGCCGTCCTTGTGGTTTACCTCGACCTTGCCGGGCGGCTTCTCGCAGAAGCACTCCGCCACCAGCCTGTGGACGGATGCCGCGATTCCGTTTATCGAAACCACATAATAGCCTCCGCACCTCTGACGGCCAAGCCTCGGCTTCAGCTGCCGCCATTCGTCGCGGTTTTTGTAGCGCATGCAGAACACCCGCCCGTCGTCCGTCACAAGGTAGCGTCCCGAATAGATTTTTGCCCTTGTTTTCATGGGTTTTTGCCTCATTTGAAAAATTACGTCATTGAAAGAAAGCCAGCGATATAGCCTGGCTCTTTCCCGCGCCCTGCCTTTTGAGGGGGTTCAGGGAGGAACCGTGGCCTCGGCGGGACATAACGTCCCACCCGCCCCAGGCGGCACGATTCCCGCCGCCCAGGGGCGATTTTTCTCGCTTTTGGCCGTTGACTTCTCCTCGCCGGTTATGGCATACTGTCCCGCGTCGGCCGCCTCGGGTGCTTTTGGGGCCTTTCCCCCAACGGTTTTCGTTTCCCGAGGCGGCCGGCTCTTTTGCTACTTGGCCCGCAGCATCCGCCAGAGGGCGCGGCGGAGAGTTTGCAGTGGCGCATCGTCGAAAGAACGCGTCGTCACGCAAAACCTGCATTCGTCATTGCCTGTAGCGGGCAGAAGGACGAGGTTGCTGTCGGCGGCAATCGCAGTCCACGCAGAGGCGAGGTCGTCGATGATGTCAGCAGTTCTTTCCGTTGTCTTGTGCTGGACGAGAACGAACGCGCAGTTCTTTTCCGCCGCGAACCCGTCGATTGCGTCGTGGACTGCCAACGCCTCGCCGCGTCGTTCAGTCCCGGCCTCGTCCGCCGTCAGGCCGTTGAGGGAATCCACGACGATGAGGCTATAGCCCTTGGCATCCGCAAGATTGAGGCAGCGTTCGATAGGTGCGGACAGCCTTTCCGCACGGCTCATGTCGAGGAGGTCGATGTTTGCGAGGGCGGCTTCCCTGTCGCCGGGACGGAGCCTTTCAAGTTCGCGGCTCATCCGCTCCGTGAGCATTCTCTCCGACAGGTCTGTGCTTACGACGAGGACTTTGCCCCGTTCGCAACGGCGTCCTATCCAGGGGATGCCCGCAGCGACGGAGACGGCAAGTGCGAGGGCGAGTCTGCTCTTGCCCATTCCGGGAGGCGCGATTATGTTCAGGGTTTCGCCTGGGCGGAGAAGTCCGTCAACGACGGGCTTGCGGCTGTCGCGGTTTTCGCTGACGAGTTCGCGCAGGGATTTGGGTCTTGGGATTTCCATGTCTGGGTTCCTTTCGTTTTGGTGCTTCAGGTCGCGCGCAGGTCGCGCGGGGATCTGTCGTTTTTCCCGTCCGTCTGGCCGTATGCAGAGGGCGGACGAGGGACGGGGGCTGTAGGTCGTGCGGCGGGGCTTTTACGTAGTAAGCCCCCGCCGCGCTACCTACCAAGCCCCCGTTCCCGACCTCTGCCGGGGGCCTTTCGGATGAGTTTTTTGCAGGTCGCGCGGCGTGATTCCGCGCGACCTCGCGCGACCTGATTTCTGGTATGGTCGTGCGGCGTTATTTTCACTCCGCGCTACCATCGTCCACCTCCTCCAGGCAATCCGACTCGGATAGTTCCGGCGTGACAACGAACTTCGCTCCGCGCAGGGCGACGGGCATGTTCTTCCGGCGCTCCGCGAGCAATGTTCCATCCGCGAGGGCGCGGCTCAGAGCGTCTCTCGCCGTATCCCTCGAACAGCCGTAGCGCTTCATGATCTCGACCACAAACAACTTCGTCGGCCGCAGATTGTCAGGCTCCACAAGCTCCGGCAGCTTCAGGGCGAGTGCCTCGATCTCGTCCACAATCTCCTCGGCGGTCTTGCGGTGCGGCCTCGTCTCCGCCTTGCCCTCCAGGTCTTCCGGGTTGAGGTCGTCGTCCCGATACCAGACTGGCCAGTCGAACCGCAGGCAGAACGGACGGATCGGGGCGAACGACCTGACGGCGCAGTCGACCGCGATGACGCCTTTCTCCGTGTGCGGCCGGAGGACGAGGTGCGTGTCGGCGGCTCGGGACTGCGCGCCCGCGCCAGCTCCCACGTCCGTCACCGACTTCTGCGACTGATTCCCCTTGGACGTGTGGTGGATGAGGGCGAAGGCGCTGTTCAGGGTGCCCGCATAGCGGTCGAGGAGGTTGTAGAGGGCGGTTATCGAGCCGTTGTCGTTCTCGTTCGTGCCCTGCGGCACGGCGCGGTAGAACGCGTCGATGATGATGAGCTTGTAGTCCTCCTTCCTCAGCTCCTCTATCTGCGCCGAGAGGCTCTGGATCGTTTCAAGCATCCCTCGCTGGTTCTCGATGTGCAGGAACGGGTTTACCGCGCTGCGGGGGATGCCCAGTTTCGCGAGCATTGAGCGGAAGCGGTATGCGGTCGTGTTCGGATGCAGCTCGTTGTCGATGATGAGAACCTTGCCCTGTTCGCAAGGGAAACCCATCCAGTCCCTGCCGAGCGCGATGGCGAGGGCGAGGTTCATGACGAGCCAGCTCTTGCCCGTCTTCGGTGCGGCGATTACGTTCATGGTCTCTCCCTCCCTCAGAAGTCCGTGTATCAGCGGCTTGTGGAGCTCGGGGAACTCCTCGTCCAGCTCCTCCAGGGTGCGCCGCTTCTTCCTCATGGCGGGGTTCTCCGGCATCGCCACGGTGACTTTCTCGCCGTTCAGGTTGAAAGTCACCTCGTTTGCGACATAGCGCGCCTTGCCGAATCCCTGCCGCGCAAGGTCCCCTGCGGCGGCGGTGAAGTCGCCGTGGTGGCAGAGCGTCGCGTAGATGGCGAACGGACTGTACTTTATCTGCGGCTCGAACGGGGCGGCGTTGGACGAAAACACATAGAAGCACCCGTCCTTGAGCGTTGCGGATATGCCGCTTTTCGGGTCTTTGCCGGGGCGTGTCCAGTCTTCGTTCCCGTCCGGGCGGGAGCGGACGTACTGCCAGCCGTAGTATTTCAAGAGGGCGCGGAAATCGCCGCGTTGGTTGTAGTCGTCGCCGGGGAACTGCTCCCAGCGGTCGTCGTCGCGGGCTTCGCCGCAGACGGCGCGAAAACCGCCCGTGTCGCCTCCGGCTGGGGCAGGCGGGCAGTTTGCCGCAGGAAGCTCGTCGAGCGAACGTGCGGCGTCCACGAGGGCTTTCCGCGCAACGGCGGGAAGGACGGGCAGTTCGGCGAAGTCGCCCTGCTGGAGGACGTAGCCCTCGGTGGGGGCGCAGAGGAAAAGCCCGCCCTCTCCCCGCGTCTCGATCAGCGTCTTCTGCTTTCCGTCCCTGATGCCCCGCGCCAGCTTCAGGTTGCCGTCGATTACACCCGTTCCCTGTTCCCCGTTCCCTGTTCCCCCGTCTACGCGGTAGAACACATGGTAGCCGCCCGACGGCGTCTGCTCGATTACGAGCTTCGAGAGAAGTTCCGTGTCTATCTTGTCCATCCACGCGGCGAAAAGCTCGCCGTGCTGGTCGAAGTCCATGCACTCCAGATTCCCGGAGACCTCCCCTGAAACCACACATATCGCGTCGTGCGGGTTCGAGAACCACGCCTTGACCTCGACCTTCGTCGGAAGCCGCGTCTGCCATGTCTTCCAGCCTCCAATTGCCGGACGCTTCTTCGCCTTGGTAGCGGGAAGGCACGAGAGGCCTGCGGCGAGATACGCCATTGCCGTCGCGACGGGTATTGTAGCCATGTGGCCTCCTTTCTTGTCTTGTGCGTGTTCATCCGCTCTGGGAGCGGACGCTGTCGATTGCGTTCTGCCAATTGCTGGTTTTCCTGGGCGGCGTGTGGTTCGCCACGAACCAAAGGAGCATAAAGAGAAGAAGAACCGCCGCTCCCATCAGGGTGGCGTACCGTGCCGCCTTGCGGATGCGCTCGCAAAGCCTCGCCCGCCTCTCCAGCCAAGCCCAGTATTCGTCGTCAGAACGGAATGTCATCCCAGTCTTCATCGGAAAGCTCCTCTCCTTGTGTGTTTTGCCCAGACTCGACCAGAGGGAAGTCCCCCAGTTCGCAGCCGGTTATCTCAGGGTACTTCTGACCCGACACGAACCGCACCGTAATCTCCTTGACCTCGACCTTCGTCGGAAGCCGCGTCTGCCATGTCTTCCAGCCTCCAATTGCCGGACGCTTCTTCGCCTTGGTAGCGGGAAGGCACGAGAGGCCTGCGGCGAGATACGCCATTGCCGTCGC